ATTTCATAATCTTCATCATCATCTGACATGTCACCCATCATATTAATTTCATAATCTTCATCATCTGACATATCACCCATCATATTAATTTCATAATCTTCATCATCTGACATATCACCCATCATATCAATTTCATAATCTTCATCATCATCTGACATGTCACCCATCATATTAATTTCATAATCTTCATCATCTGACATATCACCCATCATATCCATATCAGACATAGCTTCGAGTAAACGTCTGCGATTTCTGCGTGATTCGCCTAGGGAAATTTTATACTCAACATCAGATGTTGAGTCAGATAGATCAATCATATTTCCATCTCTTTTTACGATGATACCATCATCTGCTTTCATAGCTTTAAATACTTTTAAAATTTCATCATTTGATGCTTGAGTTAAATCTATTTCCATATCATCTAACTCATCGCTAAAATCATCCATATCTGGAGATAATTCATCTTCGATATCTAAATCAGTATCCATTAGATCTAAGTCAGACTCCATATCCTCTAAATCGGACATTTCATCATCTTCAAGCGCATCTTCTTCAGATTCTTCTTCATCATCTAGATCTAACCCCAATTCATCGTCAATATCATCAATATCTTTTTCAAGATCATCTTCATCTTCTTCACGTAAAAAACGCGAACTTTTTGCCTTAGCCTTTAAAGACTCTTTTACCAAATCACCGATTTCTTTCCCCATTGTGGCTGAAAGTATTCCTTTTGCGTTTTCAGCAACTATATCCTCTAAACCTTTCATTTGGATAAGTGCTTCTTCTACAATTTTTTTGTCATTTGCCATTTATTATTGTTTTTAACAAAACCTTATTGTTGTAATTACTATACAACACAATAAATATTTGTGATTTCATAAAAGATTGTTTTTTTTGTTTAAAAAATGAAAAAAAAAATGGCGAAGATATGATCTTCGCCATTTAATTTTGGTTGTTAAGGATTTTTACTCAATAACTGAATCTATTTTAGATTCAACAACTGAAGTAATTCGCCAGTCTTGTGTAAAATCTTTGAAGCTTTCAGTAACTTTTGCTTCTACATCGGTTACACTATAGCCTTTAACCAATTTTTCTTCACGTACTTTTTTTAGTTTACCACTACCTGAGTCAATTATGTCAAATTGAACTTTTGCTACGAAATATTTTTCATCCATATTTAATTATTTTTCTAAAAAATTCGATAATTTTTTCATTAAGTCAATAGACTTGTTTCCTGAGTTGTTAATAGATCCTACAGATCTTTCTGTTTTCATTTGTTTTTCTTCCTCAAGGTTTTCTTCATATTTTAACCTGTCTTCTTTATTTGGGAACAGGTAAGCTCCAGGCGTAGATGGTGACCAAACTAAGTCAAAGCAGATTAATTCAAAATCTTCTTGAACTTCATTCTGCTCTCCTTTTTTCACTAATGAGCCAACACCTCTGGATGAAATACCTAAAGTTACTCCATGCCTTAAATAATTGGCCGCTAAATCAGCTTTACTTGATACGATTCCTCTTTCATGAAATCCTGGTGTGGTTAACAACCTTAATTTGCCCATCAGGATATTATTACCTTCCCACCAGATATCTGTTATTAAGTGCGAGACTCTATCCAAGTCAACTAAAGATGATTCTGGGTGGTTTAATTCAGAAAGAGAAGTGCTTCTTTCAATGGCTTTACGGTAATTTTCAGCCTCTCTCTTTAAAATTTTATGAGGGTATATTCTACCATTCCTATTTGGAGTGTCACTTTTTTGCAAAACTGCGTATAATTCAAAAGGCTTAGAATAATCCAACATATCTTTACCTTCACGTATTAATCCTGAGTTGTACTTATCTTTAGGTGATACATAACCAGCGTCATATTCAATTAGTATCCCATTACCTAAGTCATTCGGTCCTAAAATTCTCATTATATGTTTTTAACATATAAATATTTATTTTTTTTAAATTTTTCGTGCTGTGAAACATAAATGCATTATTTCTTGCTAAATTGTTTTTAACAATAGTATCTGCGATTGATTTTATTGAAGATTTTATTTCATTAGATTTGAATGAAATCTCATCACCTTTAACATAAAAAACACATTCTAAATTCATAAACGATTTTTTACCTAAGTGTATTCCACTAGATCTTAGATCTAGATCCACAATAAAATTTTCTTGAAAAATTTCTTCTTGTAAAGAATCAAGTATCGTATATTTTATAGATCTTGATAATGAACTTATTGTTTTTGATGGGTTACATAAATCTTTAACAGGTTCTGCCCATGTCTGGATATTTAAATAAACTGATTTGAAGTTTTTATAATCAACAGTACCGTAATTTACTTTAAATCTATCGTAACCATTAATTTTAACATTTTTTCCTTTTTTCATTTAAAATTATTTATATAAAATAATACAGGAAAAATATTTATATGTCAAAATTATTATTTAACAATGTTCATTATACATGTAAACACTCAACAGCCTTTAGATAAGGCTTTAAAAATTCTAAAAGGTAAAACAATCCGTACTAAACAGAACGAGAAGTTACGAGATAAACAAGTGTACCAAAAAAAATCAGAAAAAAAACGTAATGACAAATTAAAGGCTATTTACCGAGAGCAATTTAAATCTCAGAGTTAAGTATCTTTAATCTGTAAAGTGAAATAACGTCAGGTGTTTCTTCTTTAATTTTGCTAATAGTCTCAGTTATCTTTGATTTAGTTTCAAAGTCAGAGCTTTCTGATAACTTAGATAATTTATTTATAGCAATTTCACTAAGAATTATATAAGCAGATGTTATTTCACTTTCGTTAAGACTTCTAAGTAGTTTTATTTCCTTTAATTCTGACTCAGATAAAGAACTTAAATACCCTTCTAAACTATTCTTTGCTGACAAAACAACTTTGTCGTGTGGCAGATTAAGGCTTTTAAATTCTTGTTCTGACTCGCACAATATTTTAATCACCCTGTGCTTTGCATTTATTTTATTTTCAATGATAAATGTATTCTTATTTAGAATCGAATCAATATGTGAATATTTATTCACTGCAGGAGTATTCATAACCCACTTCATAACATCTGTTAATGATGATTGATTTATTTTTAAATTGTCAACTAATTTTACGCATTCATCAATATATTCTCTAGCAACAGATTCTGTTAACCCCTTTTTTTTGCTAAGTTCATCATATATGTAATATAAGTTACATATTTTCTTGTTTTCAAGAACAAACCTATTGAAATTCATTATCTCTTTCGAGAATTTGTTATTTACGTAGGCATTTATTAATTTTTTTTCAATTTTCGATTTTATTAATCCAAACTCCATATTTACGTTTTTTACAATAAATATTTACTGTTTAATAATTTATCCAAAGCTGATTCAATTTCTCCTAAAGAGTTTTTACCTTTTGATAAATCAATTACAGAATCTTCAGTTAACAAATCATCATTTTCTAAGATTATCTTTAATGATTCCAAATCTGTCTCAGTTGATTCAAATGCCGGAATACCACCCTCGCCTCCAGGTGGAGGCGGGGTCCCTCCAAGCCCACCTAAATCACCTCCACCACCAAGGCCCCCCAGATCTAATCCACCGCCAAATCCTCCGGCTTCTGGAGCTTGTTGAGCTTGAGCTCCTTGAGTAGCTCCACTAGTAGTACCATAAAGTTTATCAACAGTATCGAAGATACCTGTTTTAACAATTACTGTTGGAGTATTTATTAATTCATTACCAACAGCTTTCTCCAATCTTTGTTGTTGCAAGTCAAGTTTAATTTCTTCATCAGAAAATCCTAAAACATGTTTTTTAGCCCAAGATACTGATGTTGGGGAAATGCCTTCAATTGGTGTTACAGCATCTTTATATAACATAATTTTTTCCTTCCAAACATCAATCTTTAATAGATCTGCCTGAGTTGAAGGGTTTGTCAATGCTAAAGTAAAATTAGTTAGTTCATCCTCAAAACCTAACAAGAATAAATGTATTATAGCAATTTTATTTAACTCAGCTAGCATACATCTTTGTATCCTATTGATAGTTCTTGCAAAACGAATATCTTGTAAAGATAAGTTTTTACCTTCACCAACAACTTCTTCAAAACCCAAAAATGCTTTTGGAACTCGAAGGGCTGTTAATAGCTTTTTTTGAATGTATTCAATATCAGCAATCTCAGATAAGTTAGAAGCCCCCTGCAAAGTTTCAATAGGACTGCTAGCCCCTTGATCCCTAACAGGAATAAAATAATCCTGGTCCACAGCCATTTGGTTAAAACGTAAATCTACGTTGCCAGTTTTGTTATCAACAACTTGATCTCGTTTAAACTTATTGGCCACACGCTGTACATACGGTTCAACATCTTTATCATCCATGTTTCCGACAAATACTTTAAATACACGTCTTTCTGGTGCTCTAGATGTTCTATAAATCAACATCGCATCTTCTGATAGTAATAACTGTTTCCAAATTCTTCTAGCCTTTTCTAACATGGAAGTTCCGTATGGAAGCTTTCTATCATCGCCAAGTAACCTAAAGTGTGCGATTTCCCAGGTATTGAACTCAAGTTCTTTATTTTTCCAACTAAACTTTAAAGCCTTTTGTTCTGTTCCGGTGTTATCTAATGTCGATTTACCCTTCATACTCTTCTCAACACGCTCAATCTCAATATTTGGTAACTGAAAACAACCAACAACACCTTTAGTCGGATCTAATTTTAGATAAACAAAATTATCACCATATTTGCAAGTATTCCTTGTCCACATGGCTAAGTTAGTATTTATGTCTAATGAATTATTAAAAAGATCAGTTAAAACCGATTTGATCCTTTTTGATTCTGAATAGATCTGTAATATAAACCCGTTTTGGTCTGCAGTTGTAGATTCTTCAGCATAAATGTCAAGTGCTGCAGATATTTCCGGGGTATACTCCATAGACTCATAATCATAATATGATGCTAATCTGGTTGGTTCAAAATATACTCCTTGGGTGTATAAATTGTTCTCAATCTTAACCCATTGAGATGTGAGATACATCGTTTGCTGAGCTTGCAATTTAGCTAACTCATACTCACGTTTGTCAGTTGTTTTTAACAACTCTTTCTTATCGTATGTATATACTGGGTAATCTTGATTTAACAACGAGTTAGGGCCAAATGTTTGTGATAACCTTTGCCAAACCGTTAATTTTTCATTATTTTGACTCATACATTTAAAATATACCTATAAATATAATTATAGCAATAAATTTTTAGATATAAATATTATTGTACATGTCCAAATAACCAAGAATACTTTTGATAATCTTTAAAAGTAGCCTCACCTTGTGTTGTAATCGGACTAATAGCACCTACAGGCTGTGATGGATTAAATGTTAAATTGTTACCAACACTCTCATTATTTGTTACAGTCCATGAGTTAATCATTGCCTTAGTTTGTTCAGTAACTTTAGTTAACTTTGCAAAAGAATTCTCACCAACAAATAATGCCATAGAAATTGCCATGATTAAATCATCGTGACAACCTTTCTGGTGATCAGGCCTTCCGTTAACATAAATGAATGTATTCATTTCATTTACCAACCTATGACTATATATTTTAAACCCATACCTAAGTGCTTCCTCAAAAGCAGATATTATTTGAACTCTTTTACTATTAAAGTTAATCCCTGGGATTCTATCATTCGATTTTGGGTCATATTTCCATTTATTTGTTGGATCTATCCCATCAACATATAAATTAGTATAACCTTTCTCTTGCAATTTTCTTGCTGTAGAAACCCCCATTCCGCCAGTTATATCTATTACAATAAAGGCATTATACATTATGCCCCATTTATATGCTATTTCTGCAGCAACATCAGGGGGGATCTTACCAACATATTCAGCAACCTGTTCTCTTTCATCAAAGTCAATAATCACAATAGATGTAAAATCTTCAGAATCACCTCTAGATACATCACAACCTAAAATATATCTATGATCAGCAACAGGTTCTTTCCATACCCATAAAGCATTACCCATAAATTTACTTACAGGCTCTCTACACATATTTTGCCTAATAGAATGTAATTGATTTGCGTCAAATACATTATCACCCGACCCCAGGAAATTACAATTATGTGATATTATTCCGTTTGTGTAGTATAGATGTTCTATTCCTGAGTCTATAATATCAAATACTTCAGTTTCTCCTTCATTTATTACAATCTTTTCAATTAATAATATGTCTGAGCTTTTGTGCTTTATCTTATCACCAATTTTAAGAGAACCTAGGTTAAATTCAGTACCATTCTGATCATGAATAATATGATTATTAGTACCAGTTAATTCAACTCCGTTATTAAATATAATAGTTATTGTTGGCTTAATTTGTTTAGTTACACCTAAGAAATCTACAAATCCTTCTGGTGATAGAATTTCGTATTTATTATTAAAACTAAATAGTTCGTTATATAAATCGCCAATCAAAATATCCGTAATTTCTCCGGAGTTAATATCTTTAACTGTTACAGTTGTGTTATAGTCAACACATTCTAATTCTTGCGAAATTTTTCTACGGTCAAATTTTAATTTTTTAACCATACGGTCGTACCATTCTGAATATGGTTTAAACCCTTCACTTATTTTTTGTTTGATCTCATCAAAGTTACGTTCTTCAAAAGGAACGTTTGAATAATCTATTGTTTCTATGTTAGGATGCTCGTCTTTGTTTAAAACATAATTTATCGCATTATCGATTTTGATTAATTTTAAATCAGAAGTGTATCTTGGATCCTTGAACCAGAACATTTCTGTTATTTTAAAATTATTCATTCCACGTAATGATTGATCATAAATCTCATAATAGATTGGATCATAACCATTAGGCGTTGATATTACAATAACTTTACCACCTGTCGATAAGGAGGCCATACAAGCTGACCAAAAGTCGTCATCAGCCTCAATATATGAGGCCTCATCAAACACTAATATAGTTGGGGTATAGCCACGAAGAGCGTCTTTAGACGTAGCAACTGCTTTTATTTCAGAACCATTTGTTAATTTATAATGTCTTTGAGAGTTTTTGTCTTTTGAGAAATCAACTCCGACCCACTTAGGCCATTGCCCAATAAACGCTTTTATCTTATTTGCAACCTCAATCGCAGTATCTAATTTATTCGCAATAATTAGAATTTTTTCCGGTCTAGTCTTGGGGGAAAAGACAACTTTCTTTGAAATCCAGGCTGCGGTAACTGTTGTAACGCCAGCCTGACGATATTTTAATGCAATGTTTTCGTTATATTCCTCATAATCATTTAAAAGTTGGATTTGATCTGGAAATAAAACTAATGGGACATATTTTGAAACTGTATTATCATATGTTTCTAAATAAGTTTTTAAAGCATAAGGGGTATCTTTCATACACCTCACATACTCCATCATTATTTGTTCTTTTGTTAAACTCATAAATTATATTTTATATAAATATAAAAACCCCCACTTATTTCTAAATGGGGGTTTCAAAATTATTTGTTATTCTTCATCTAACCAGCTCAAATCATCATCACCATAATCATCATCAGTTGTCTGTGGTTTGTCGTATTTTTTCTTACTGAATGAAGGATAATCTTGTTTTAATCCAGCAGTCATTTCTCTTGCCTTATCGACTATTTCTTCTACAAACGATTCAGCATATGGGTCTAATTCTCTACCTATTGTTAAGGATTGTACTAATTTTTGTAATTTACCTTTATTTGCAATTTCTTCATCTTCTATTTCAGAGAAGAATTTTAAAACCCCAGGAATTAACTCTCTTTGTTCTTCTTCATTTGGTACTAATTCTTTGAAGATATCATAGAATCTTTTGAAAAATACCTCAGAATAAACCAAATCATATGCCTCAACTTCCAATGAAGTTGCAGCTCTTTTAGCTAAAGCTCTTTGTTCGTCATCTATAGAACCTGCGGCTGAAGTGAAAAACATAATAGTACCTTTAACTAGTTCATGTACTAATAGAGGTAACGTTGAAGCTCTTGCAACTACTGTAAATACT